GTATGGAACATGCCTCATACCCTAAAGATATTTGTGGTGTAGTGTATCAGGCAAAATTAAGAGAGAACTGGAAAGGTAATTTAGTTCCTATCAGACACCAGTGTCAGTTTAGTTGGTTTTGTGACGGGAAGTCAGACGAACCTTTAGACACTGATACGTTCTTTGAATCATATCAAATTGCACAAGACGTAATCATGGGTAAGTATCCCGACATTACAGAAGGTGCAACACATTATCATTCAATTATGGTTGACCCATATTGGAGTGATTCATTGAATGAAACAGTTCAGATAACAGACCACATTTTTTATAGGTAATTATGTTAGAGATTATAGGATTATTCACGTGTATCTATCTTGCATTTAGAATATTTCCAGCTGTTATAAAGTTTGGAGTCAAACTTGCAGTTGCAATATTGTTAATCATATTTGCAATTATGGTATACACATATTTCTTTCCACCAATGATACAAATTTTAATAGCATGAGAAAAGAAGAATTAGTAAAACTATTTGAGGGACTTCACCACGAAGACAAAGACGGAAAGATTGAAGCAGTTGTTCATGATGTCAATGGTGGTATATTCACTACAGATAGTATCAGATTAGATATGGACGGAGGAAGACTTATCATATGTCAAATGAATAGTCCATGTTATGAATCAAACAAAAAGAATTGGAAACAAGAATTGGAGTTTATAAAATGAACAAAGAAACTGAGTCATGTGTAGTGTGCAAGTGTGACACTAAAGTCCCAGTTGACACTCACGTTGAGAAAAGAAATAATTATGTTTATGGGGTAGGACAAGCATGTTCTACATGTTATAATAAGTTGTATTATATTGAGGAGAAAGAAGAGTGTATGATACTGTAGAAAACTTTAGAGAGTATCTCAAGGATACTGATTATGTAAATGGTGGAGTGCAACACAAGTATTCATTTCCAAATGGTTATGGTGCAAGTGTAGTGAAACACGATTTCTCATATGGTGGTAAACAAGGTTTATGGGAATTAGCGGTTCTCGAAGGAGAAGAGTTGTGTTATACTAGTGGTATAACTGATGATGTCATTGGACATCTTTCATGGGTAAATGTAGAAAAAATCTTAGGGGAGATTAAATCATTATGAACTTATTTTATTTGAGTAAAGACCCGACAGAGTGTGCAACACTTCATTGTGACAAACATGTTGTTAAAATGATTATTGAGTATGCACAACTTATGTCTACTGCACATAGAATGTTGGACGGAGAAGAATACGAAGGGAGAACAAAACTCAATCGTAGAATTCGTAGGTGGAGACACCCCGAACAATTAATGGAAGAAACACTTTACAAAGCTTCTCATATCAATCACCCAACTGCAGTATGGGCTAGAGAGAGTGTAGAAAATTATCAACACTTACTTGCACTATGGAGACAGTTATGTTTTGAATACACTTTCCGTTATGGTAAAGTTCATGAGACATACAGAAAACTATGTGTAGTGTTATCAGAAGTTCCAAAGAACATACCTAAGACTAAGTTCACCGAACCACCTCAGTGTATGCCTGAAGACGTGAAGTCTGAAAGTGTTATAGATGCATACCATAAATACTATGCAGTCTACAAAAAAGAATTTGCAAAATGGACTGGTAGACCCATTCCGAGTTTTATGTCATGAGAGTATTAGTTGAAAATTATGGTGATATCAGAATCTTTTACGAGAGACCTTTTGGTTATAGAAGATATGTTATCGAATGGGACAATGAAACAACTTCATTTCTCAGTGGTCTATGGTATAAAGAACAACAAGTGAAGGACATGGTCGAGAAAGTAATTCAAGACAGAGATATATAATGCCGACTTACACATTTAAGAATGAAGAAACTGGTTGTATAGAAGAACGTATTATGTCCTATACAAAGTTAGACCAATTCAAAGAAGACAACCCACACCTTAAACAAGTTATCCTTCATGCACCCGATACAGTTGGTGGTCATGGAGATAGAGTTAAAACTGATGACGGGTTTAAAGAAGTTCTTGCAAAGGTAGGAGAGAATCATAAGGGTTCACACCTTTATAAAAAATCTGTTAAGGAAGTCAAGACTGAACAGATTGTCAAAAAACACATTGACTTACAAAGTAAAAAGAAGTAAAATAGAATGACACAATTAAAATTACAAACTATGGATATCACTGATTTAGAGAATATCAAACTTAACACAATACAAGAAGACGGAAAAAGATTTTACGTTGACGACACTGGTGCAAAATATCCAAGTGTCACAACTGTCACCTCTCTACTATCACGTGACCATATCAAGTTGTGGAGAAAACGTGTAGGTGAAGAAACTGCAAATAAGATATCTTCACAAGCTGCAAAACGAGGAACCAGTTTCCACCAAAACATAGAAGACTATCTCAGAAAAGATAAAGAGTTTATAGAGTTTGATAATGTCCTTCAAGAAGGAATGTTCAAAGCAGTTCAACCAGTGTTAGACGAAATCGTCCCACTTGCTTTAGAAGCACCATTGTGGAGTCCTAATCTAAAAATGGCTGGTCGTGTAGATTGTATTGGTATGTTAGACGGAGTGTTATCTGTAATAGATTTCAAGTCTAGTGGAAAATACAAAGAAGAATATATGACTAAACCATGGATGATACAAATGACTGCATATGCATTAATGGTTGAAGAATTAACTGGTCAAGCAATCGAAGAGATTGTTGCACTAGTAGGTGTGGAAGGACACAATGCCTTTCAGATTTTTTACGGGAATCCACTGGACTACATTGACGAGTTAGTAGATTTAAGAAAAAGATATAATAATTTATACGGAGTATAGTATGGAAATTGAAGTCGGAAAAGAATATACGATTTATCCGAAATTTAAAAAGTCGTATGTAGAACGTGAAGTGTTCAAAGATAACGATAGTGAAGATAGAGTTGTCATTGAATGTCTTTGGAGAAGTGGTGCTTATATCATTAAGGTATTAGACGAAGATGATAAAGAACTGTTAGAAGGATATATGTCAGATGATGCAGAAGGTGATATGGAACCTGATGAGTTTTCTGAAAACGAATTCGTAGAATCATTTGATGAGTGTGGACGTGATGTTTATGTTCACCTTGCAGAAGGAAGTGAAGCAGATGAAGATGCAATTCTAGAAGGTGTCAGTGAAGAAGGACACGACTGGTTTTGGGATAACAACTATGACTCATGGGACGCAGAACACTTCTTTGGTTTACCTTTACAAGTAGACCCAGTCGACCCCGATAACAGATATAACTTGAGGTTTTAATATGGCAGATTTTTACGATGAAGAAAAGTTTACTCTAAAACAAGATTGGAATTGGAGTAAGATATTTCATAAAGCAGATGATTGGATTCATCAAGAAGCATACGATAATGCATATAATAATATGTTAGAATATCTTGAAATAGGAAGTGAAGACGAACTTACTGAAGTCCACTTAGACGAATGTCAATCACTGATTGACTACTTAGAGACCCCTTACGCTGAAGGTGGTGAAGGTATGGATATGAACGGACATAGTCCAACATACTATGCATATTATAGAGTCATGCAAGATTGGATAGAGAACTTTGATTATGGTGAGGAAGTTCAAGAAACTGACCTTTCAAATTTGATATGATTACACGTAAAGAATTTTCAGAACAAGTTGAAAAACTATTAGTCAAAGGACGAGGTGCAGATGTTATGTCTGCAATCGTTAAGGTTTGTGAGTTAAACAATATCGAACCCGAAAGTGCAAAGAGGTTATTAACACAACCTCTCAAAGATAAACTGGAAGCAGAAGCTGCTGGTTTAAATTTAATTAACCGAGGTAATAATTCCAAAGGAAGTATAACCTCATTCTTTTCAGATTAGGAGTTATTATGAAGAAAGGTGATATAGTAGCAGTTGTTGCTACAAGTGGTGAGTATGTTGGTGAGTTGGTTTCTAGTAAACCAGTGACACTTGCAAATCCCAAAATGATTGTCAACACACCCGAAGGAGGAATGGGTTTCTCTAAAGGTGTTGCAGTGACAGGTGAAGTGAACCCAACAGAAATGATATTTGGTTCATATGTTTTTATTTCGAAGTGTAATAAAGAAGTTGCAGAAGCACATAGAACTGCAGTGAGTGGTATTGCAGTTCCACCCGAAAAAAAGATTGTCACTTAAATGACAAGTAGAGAAGGATATGATGCATATACACTTTACCTTGGAATAAAGTTGCATTTCCATTCTAAGGATTATGACTTTATAAAATACAATGGTAAAGTGAAAAGTGATATCAATTCTTTTCTAAAACGTAAGGACAAATACCACTTTGGTAAATTGTTCAAAACCCACAAACAAGAATTGCAAGATTTTTATATTGCAAACTTGTCTTTAAAAGATTTATGGGCTGGAGACTTACTTGATAATGAGTGTGTCAAAGTCTATAAAGATTGGAAGAACAGGAATCAGAAACTATCGTATCTTTTTGAAACGGAAGTGTCTGATTTACTACGTAAGAAGAATATCAATCAAGTGTTAGAAGTGAAGAACGGACAACACCCCATATTACTTAAACAGTTTATGGGTAAGAAGATATCCCTCGAAACGATTTGTATAATGGACGAAATCATAGGATTCACGAAGGATTGGGAACGACTAATTTCCGAAACCCTCGTCTACCCCGATATACAGAATAGGATTAACAAGTATAAAAGTTTTATAAGTGTTGATTATAAGAAGTATACAGAACTACTTAAAGAGTTGTGTATATAGAGCGGGTTATAGACATAACATTATTATGTATAAAAAAACAAATCCTAAGAAAATAAATTATATAAATATAAGGTATCTTTGAAAAACCCTCTTGTAGGATTATCATTGATACACTATAATAGGAGTATAGGAACTAAGGTTTCTATGCATAATAAAATGCTAATACAATGCGATACAATAGGAGAATACAATGTCGACATCATTAGATAAACTAAGAGCAGCTATGGAATCTGCTTCACCTACTGAAGGTGCAAAAAAGTCCTATTCAGACGATACTTACTGGAAACCCGAACTTGATAAAACAGGTAATGGTTATGCAGTAGTTCGTTTCTTACCTACTCCCGAAAACGAAGAAATGCCTTGGGTATCTTACTTTGACCACGGGTTCCAAGGGCCAGGCGGTTGGTATATCGAGAAGTCTTTAACGACTCTTGGTAAAAACGACCCAGTGTCCGAATACAATACTCAGTTATGGAATACTGGGATTGAAGCAAACAAAGAGATTGCACGTAAACAAAAAAGACGTTTACACTATGTGTCCAATGTCTATGTTATCTCAGACCCAAAAAATCCCGATAACGAAGGTAAAGTATTCAAATACAGATATGGTAAAAAAATCTTTGAACAACTCAAAGAAGCAATATCACCAGCGTTTGACGATGAACAAGCAATCAATCCTTTTGATTTAAGAGGTGAAGGTGCAAACTTCAAAATCAAAATCAGAAAAGTAGACGGATATTGGAACTATGATAAATCAGAGTTCGATAAACCTGCTCCACTTTTTGATGATGAAAATCAACTGAATGATATAAATAATCAAACTCATTCATTAAGTGAAGTGATTGCACCAAGTGAATTCAAAACCTACGAGGAACTCAAAGAGAAACTCGATAGAGTGTTGGGTTTAACTGGGACTGTATCTAATGCAACTGCAGAAAGTGTTGCCGAAGACTTAGACGAAGTGCCTTGGTCTAACGTGAACACTGAAAGTGTTGCAGAAGAACCTGTAATCGCATCAGCAGAATCTTCTCCACAAGTAGAAGAAGACGACGCGATGGATTACTTTAAGAAATTAGCTTCTGATAGTTAATTTCTGAATTGGGGTAGTCGTTTGTTTCAATATGTGTCCGTGAATAAAGACGACTACAACACTAAGGCCGTGGAAAATAGGGGGTGCTTAGTAAGGGAAAAATCAACAACATCATTACAGGTGCGGAGTTGATTGGTGAAGAACGGGTTGCTGTAAGGCGTGGGGTGACTTCACACTTTAATAGATTATGAAAAGTGAATATTA